TCCATTGATTTGGACGTGCTCCTGCTCTTTTTAATGAACCAAGAAAAAATTCTTTAGAAGCAGTTTTAAATAATGCACCTTTAGGAGTTCTAAATGCTTCAATTCCGGTAAGTTCAGCTAAATTATCAGGACTAAAAAAAGTTAAATTTCCTTCTTCAACAGCATTTCTCATATTTTCTAATGCTGCTTCTTTAACGGGCATTTCCTCAGCTTTTACATCTGCTCTTTCTAGTACTTTTTCAGAAAGTTTGGAGTGTCTTTCGGCCTTTTTTTCTTTCGTTTTAAATTCAATTTCTTTTTCTTTTTCACGTCTTTTCAACTCAGCTTTTGCTATTTCTCCTACGCTGCCACCCATTCCCGCTGCTATTACCAATTTATCATCGGTTAAAGAATTTAATCCTCCAGGTTTTTGTGTTTCAATCTCTTCTGTTATTACTTCACCTTCAGGAGATCTTTTAATTCCTAGGAATTCTTCTAATCCTTGTTGCTGGAGCTGTTGTTTAGCGATGGGACCTGCTATACGAGGATCTAAAGCAGCTAATTGTGGAGTTACCCCTGCTTCTGATAAAGCTTCCATTTCTCTTTGTTTTTGCATTTTTTTAACTCTATCTTGTAATAGAAATTGAAGCCCAGCACTTATTCCTTGACCCAGACCTTCACCTAAACGGGAGCCTGCGGAAGGAGTCGGCGAGAGGATATGCAAGCTACTCATAGTCTCCCTCCTATTAAGGCGCCCAATCCTGGAGATAAACCAACCCCAAGATTTTCTAAAAAGCCTGGTTGTCTTTGCATAAATATTTTATCACTTCTTGGAGAAAGCCCCATTCCTAATAATCCTTGTAATTGTGAAAGCGCATTTGAAGAAAGATTTGCTCTTTGAGCTGCAAGATTTTCAGCAAGACCTGCTCCTGCTTTTCCTAATTGTTGTCCAAATGCCGAAGAACGCTGAGAACCTTCCCCTAAAGATCCTGTGAATCTTTCTGCGATTGTAGGTAAAATTTGTTCTTCAAATTGTCGAAGCGCAGGGGCTTCAAATGCTTTTAAAGCTTCTTCATCTTGACCTAAAATATTAAATAAAAAATTTAATGCGTCAGGAATTCCTTGTTGCGATTGTCCTAATAATTGTTCTAATACATTTTCTTGTTGAGGAGTATATTTAGGAATTGATTTTACTCTTTCTCCCTTTCCAAATAAAAAATCTAAAAACGCCATCTTGATCCTTTTTTTCTTAATTTTATCAAATAATTTTTTAAACTTCCTTAATATATTCTAAAATAATGTAACTTCTTGTGTAAGCTGTTCTATCTATTCCTGTTGTTATATTTACATTTGTAGCATCGACATCTACTTTTATATTTTCATTTAAAGTGGGAGAAGCAAACGGTAACGGTAGTGTTGAAGTAATCGTGGAGACCCCTGGATCCGTTGCTCCCCCATAAATTTTTATAAAAGAATAATTTTCGGTAGTTGTTATTCCATGTGCAACACTTTTGGTTGCCGTATTAGGTAGTGCTCCAAATTCTATAACCTTACGATACATGGCTCTATAAGTTGCATTTTGGGCTTTAGTATTTCCAAAAGTTGGAATAAACAATCCTCCTGATGCCAGCTCATCTGTAATATAAAATGCACTATCTTTTGTATTGTTATTAATGGAAATGGTATTTAAATACTCTCTAAGTTTAACAATAAATTCTTCACTAAACGCATCTGGAAGAATGTAATTTTCTGGCAAAAAGTTGAATGGATTTGGTGAAAAAGAACTCAATTGATAAGTCTCCCATGTGGCGTTACATACAAGTTAATCCCTTGTAATTCAATATTGGAGGTAGCAATTAAATAATTTGAAATTTGATCTGCAGAAAGAGTAAATCGCAACTGTATAAAGCTTGAGATAGCTTGTAAAAAATATCGATGCCATTCATATGTGTCATAAGTTGCAACTCCTAAAGATTTTTCCGATTGAGTTGTTATTACCGAACTTCCCAATAAAACTCCCGAATTTGCTTGTGATTGAACCGAAGCACCGGTTTGTGAATCTGTAAAGTACTCAACTGTAATTTCTCCGGCAGAAGTGATATTCATTAAAATATCAATATAAGGAATTGAAAAAGTTTGACCTACTGGAGTACCAGGATTGAATTGTTTAGTAAGGATATTAAGTCCTGAAATTCTAGTTACTTTTCCTCCACCAGTATAAGTCCCAGTAAAGGCATCATCAACAATTATATTATTGGCATCTGTAACACTCTGGACACGAGTAATGGTTCCATTTAAAGTTGTGCTTCCCTGCGCCTCTTCTATTAAAATATAATCATTACTTGAAAGATTATGACTAATAATTCTTAAAGTTTTAGTAGCTACCGTCATATCGGTTATGTATAAAGTTTGAGAATTTGAAGTACGATTTGTATCCAAAATATTTACAAACCCTTGTTGATTTCCGGCAACAATATCCGGAAATCGTGACTGAGCTCTACCTGCATTCCATGCATCCAACCATTGTTCCCATGAAGGATATCTTTGTCCCGAATTTGCCCACGTTAAATCAGATTCTTGTTGGTAATATCCAAAACAAGTAAAAGATTCATTAAAAAATGCCCAACTTTTGTTTTGATAATTATAGAGTAATATTCGATCGGGATAAACAGGGTTATTTTCAGCAGAAGGAAAAGTCCAATATACTAATTCAGGAACATAATCGCGAATTCCATATACTCTTTCAATTCCATCATTTCCATTATGTATTTTAAAAACTTCATCAGGAATGTCCTGATCAATTCTAGCTACTCCCACGCCATTACAAGCATGAACTCCGACATTTCCCACACCTAAAGCAACATCATCAAATCCGATAACTGAAAAGGTACTTTCGCATCCAAGTTCACTATTTATAATTTGCCATCTAAATGGAGCATCTGGAACTCCAGTATAAACTAATTCATATGTAGAGCTTTCAAAATAAACAATTAATCTTCCCTTCACTTGTTCAATAGTAATTATATCTGCTTTAGTAGGCGCATCAATATAACCTCCTCGACCTGGAGTATCCTCTAACCAGGAGGTCGCAGCTGCCGTTGGATCACCATTTTGAGAGAATCTACATCTTTGAGGATAAGCTCTTGAAGACCCTCCCGTGGTTTCTAAAGTATTAAAAACTACGAGTCGATCTTTAAAATAAGTTATTATTCGGGCAGAATCAAGAGTATCTCCTCCTGAATTAAGAGTTGGTTGTAAATTGGTCCATGCAACTCCTGCTGAATCTATATATTTAATATTGTCAGCACGAGTGTTATTAACCACATAAAAATTTGTTTGATAAGGATTAGCGCCTCTTGCATTCACTCCCCAAAAGAAATCTTTATTACTTCCTGTCCAGGTAGCTGTACCCAGTTGTTCCCAAGCTCCTCCAGAACGGGTATAAGAAAATTGAGTATCAAATGCAATTATATCTTCAAAACTAATATTTCCTATTTCTCGGCTAGGTAATCCCATGACTGGTTCAGCGGGATAAAAATAAACACTAGTGGTGGCTATTGACGCGCTTACGCCAGTCAGTTTAAATTTGAAAACATCTGGAGCTGCAGAAGTATATTCTATATTTCCAGTTGAAGTTCCTAGCGTTCCTAATGTATCAGCATTATTTCCCACTGTGGGAACAGTGGTAACTGTATAAACCTCACTCCCAACACTAAACATCATTCCTGGCTTCATTAAGATACCAGGAATAGTGGTGTATGCTAATTCTCCATTCGCATCAGTTGTGGCAAAATTGATACGTAAACGTGAATTTAAATCATTCGAACCTATTAAACTATATCCCCATTTCTTTTTTACTCTTCCTCTCCACACATAGGCATCCTCTAATTTTTCAAAAGCTTGTTCTGGAATGAGCCAAGGCTCAACATTGGTTTGTTGTCCTTTATCCATTGAATAAATAAGAAAGTTTTTAAGCATTAAACCGTCCCGATTGCAAACCAATATATTGTTAAAGATCCTGCGGTTGTTCTTACTGTAAATTGGGTAGTAGAAGAAGCTGAATCATCTACAAATATTTGATTAGATGCGGAGCTATTTTGCAGAATCTGAGTTTGAACAATATAAGGTCCAGAAGTAAAGGGTGTAGGATACGTAACTGTTGAACCATTTTTTAATTTACTTGATTTTCCCCATTGATATCTCAAGCCTCCAGGAATATCAAAATATCCATTTGAAGATGCAGAAAACGCTTTTGTCATTTGATATTCTTTTCCATCTGATTCAGCTCGATAAAATAATTCTGTATTACCGCTAACAGCCTTAGTATAAAGTCCCCCTTCATTTGCAGCTGTTGTAGGAGCTGACGCTTGTTCTGGAAGTTGTAAAAACTTATGTTTACCTTGATCGGAATCATTCATCGCTACATGATTTACTGAAATTGTTGTATTAAGAGTCTGAAAATTTTGTAATATTTGATCTTGAGAAGAAGATGGATTATCACTTGGTTGAGGAATATTTGCTGTATATGTTGTCATTTAAAACCTGCTGTTAAAATTTCCAAAAAAGTAGTTTTGTTGATCAGTATAAATTGTGGCTGATCGTTGATTCGTTTGTTGAACGATTGATCTTCTTAAAACTAATCGTTCCTGTTCTTTGAATCCTGGCATTATTCCATTTACTCCATCCATGTCATTAACATCTTCAAATATTTTTTTCGCTGCACCAAACGCCAAAAATTGCCACCATTGTCTTAATTCAGGTTGTTGCGTATTGGGAGTAGAAAGAAAAGCTGTAGGAGTTTTGTAAGCGTTAATAATAATGGGATAAACCTTATCTGGAACTGGTCTCAAGGTAAGTATATTGTTATAAAATAAACATGCTTGAGGTCGATTCGCTGCGTAAGGAACAGATGTAATAGTTATTTCATTTCCTGAAGGAATATTATTTGTGAAAGTGACTGTTCCAACTCCAGTAATATAATTTATTGTTCCTGTTTGCGCTGTTTCAGTATTACTATTTAACCATGTTCCTGTGCTTCTTCCAGCTGGTATGTCAATTAGTTTTATGGTTGTATCCGAATCATCTACAGCCCCAATAGTAAGGGATCTTTGTAGAACAGGGATATTTGTAAGAGTAAAAGCATAAGGACCGGGAGTTCCATCCCCGGTAATTGTTGTAGTAATGTCGGCAAGCTTAGGATATATACGAAAAAATTGTTCATTATCTTGGCTCCAAAAACTTTGATACCCGGCTATATAAGCGGGAGGTTCTAAATTATAATAGACATTGACAATGGGAATGTTTTCTCCATTAATTGTTACCGTTAATGTAGATAAATCATATTGATCGACATTGGGAGTTGTTAAAATTTCTAATGTTGTTTTTTCGGTAAACAATCTTAATGTTTCCGGAAAGTCATAGATGTAAAAAGTATTAATATACTCATCTATTTGCGTATCTGTAATTTGTTGAGCAGAAGGTCGACCTGTCAACCTTCTAACTTTAGTTCTTATATTAGCTAATGTACTCATTCTTCATCTTCTTCAGAAAACTCTAAACTTTCGAAAGAGCATCTTTTAACTTTTCTACCCACTTGAACTGAAGGATTCCCATTTGCATCCAAAACATGGGAATGAACAGGATAATTACAATCGTTGTTCAAATGTTTTGCAACCATTAATGGCACCGTGCGTACTTCTCCATCTTTCATTGTATAGAACAATACTTGATCTCCTGGATATTTTTTAAATGAGAAACTCATTGAACCACCCCTTGGCTCAAAACAAATAAATTTCCCTTTAACCATTTTATGGTCTTTTTCTATCATTTTTTTTAATTCTTCAGCACTTAATTTATGAGTGTTTCTTGGGGATCTTAATTGTGTAGTCATATTTCTCCTTATGTTTAAAAAGGGAGCCGAAGCTCCCCATAGTTTATTCGTTGCTTACGCTAAACGATTTTCCTGCTCTCCAATAAATTACATCAGAAGAAGAACCGGCTGGGCTATCTGCGCCTGCAGCTAAAGTCATTCCAATGAGTGCATTATTGTAAGTTGCATCAGCTAAACTGTTAGTAGAATTATCTCCTACTGGAACAGCTTCTGCGTGCGTTAATGGAGCAGAAGTAGCAGCTGGCCATGCAAATGCAGTAAATGCAGATGAATCAATATCTACAGTTACTGTGTTTGTTGCAGTTGCACTTATAGTTCCTGTTAATCCATCCATTTCAGTCATACCAAAATCAGATCCAACGTGGAATCTAAGCACATCACCTACGCTGTAGTTATGAGTTGTTAAAAACTCTACTACTGCCGAAGATGCTTGTGAAATAGAAGCAATCACGTTTCTTTGTGGCAAGTATGTTGGAGGATTAGGAATTTTACGCGCTGAAAATGCAGTTGCCGCTGTAAAATTCGCAGTGTTTGTATCCATATACGTTAGAGTAAAAGTATTAGCTCCTGTTCTTGTAACATGAAACTCTAGACCATTAATTT